TGACTTTGTTGCTGAAGAAGATGTTGTAGTATTCAGGGAGCAACCAGCAGGTACCTTTACTCTGCTGACTAACAGCGCTGCTACTGGCGCTACTCCACCTAACTATACGATCAACCAAGGTGTGTCACCTGCTCAGGTCACCTTTAATGCTGGCGAAGCACCTGGTGGTGTGAGCCTTATTGTTGGTCGTAGGACTGACATTTGTGATCCTGTTGTTGAGTACCAAGTTGGTGCTGCTATCCGAGCAGGTGATTTAAATGCTAGTAATACTCAACTACTTCATTTGATTCAAGAGCTAAGGTCTACCCTTGGTTTTATGATCAATGGTAACAACACAGATCCTATTGTCCCTGGAACTGGGATGGATCTTAATGACCTTGATGATGTAAACGTTGGTGACCCTGTCAACCCTGACCCTGCTTTGCTCCGGTTCAATGGAACTGAGTGGGTTGGTAACACTGTCCTAGAGGATGGTGATGCATGGGTAGCTAATGACACTACCTTTGCTACAACTGCTGCTGGTGATGACCGATGGTTACAAACTGGTGGTGGTAACTTCATTGGTGGTGCTGGTATCAATATAGACACTTCTGTTGCTGGTCAAGCTACAGTTGAAATTGATCTTGATACTCCATCTGGTCTTGAGACTGATCCTGCTGGTAACACTGGTGAACTCCGTATTGATGTCAATAGCGGTTGTGAAATTGTAGCTGATGGTCTGAACGCTGAAACCACTACTGCAGCTATTGTACAGACAGGTGGTACTGATGCTGACCCTGCTATTCGTGTAGCTACTACTCTTGGTACTGCTACCACTAACAATGACCTTGTTATTACTGGTGGTAATGATATTACAGTTACTCGTAATAGTAATACTGGACTAACTATTGCCTCTACTGCAACAGGTGATACCTATGACCTGAATGCTTCTGATGACGGTGATAATGTTGATTTGAACCTGACTTCTGGTTCTGGTACTGACAACAGTACTGTTCAATTGACTGCTGGTTCTGGTATTAATATTGACCACACTAGCAATAATGAGATTACATTCTCAACTACCTCTAGTACTGCACTGTGGACAAACAATAGTGGCACCCTACAACCTGCAGATAACGGACGTAATGTCCGAGTCAACGATGGTGATGGTAACCAAGAGATCTTTTTAAGTGCAGCCGATGGTAGCGCTACCTTTGCTGGTGGTGATGGAATTGCCACTAACAACACCTTTGGTATTGGTTCTGGTGGCAACATCAACATCCGTCGTGATACCAACTCAAATGCTGCAATTCAGGTCCGGAATGGAACTGGAGCTGCAGGTGTAGGACTAGCTATCCATGGTGATGGCAAGCTGGCTATTGGCGGCAGTCCTGCTCACACGACTGGTAATATTCAGTTAAATGCTGATGGTTCGTCATCCTTTGCAGTTGGTGAGATTTCATTTTCTACTGCTGGTTTAGGTATATTTGATGGTGGCGTCCAAGCAGGTGATGGTAGTAACCTAATACTTGAAAATGATGCTGAAGACCAAACTGTCAGTATCAATGCCGATGACTGTACTGCTTCCTACACCGTAACTTTACCTCCTACTGCTCCTACTGCTGACGGTCAGGTGTTGTCAGTCGCTAGTGGTACTGATGATGTTGAATTAGAGTGGGCCGATGGTGGTGGCGGCGCTTCTGTCTCTATTGGCACTAACCCACCAGAAGCGGCAGCAGCTGGTAATGCTGGTGACCTATGGTTTAATGATAACACTGGTCGTCTGTTTATTAGTTATACAGATGCCACTCCTGACTCTCAGTGGATTGACGCTGCTCCTGCTGCTCAGGCTGCGACCCCTAACCTTCAGCAAGTTTGTGATGAAGGACAAACCACTACCACTGGTATGTCAATTGGTACTGATGGTTCTGGAAACCTCATAGTTGGTTCTGCTCCCACAGTTGATAATGCGGATAATGCTGGTTTTGAATTTCGTCCTAGTGGCCGATTTTTATCTAGATCTCCAGGTGCTAGTGGAGGCACTGTTGGTATAAACAACGGTAATACTCCATTATGGATTGGTCCTGGTACCAATGTAAATAATATTAATGGTTCTAATTTTGTAGTTCACGCCAATACTGATCGGACTGTAGAACTATGTGCTGGTGTAACTGCCTCTAGCGTTAGTAGTGGTGACCGTGTTGGTACTATCCGATGGAGTGCTCAAAACGGTACTGGTTTAGGTGGTCAAATTAGAGTAGAAGCTAATCAAGATTGGACCAACAGTGTGTTTGGTTCAAATATGATTTTTGATGTAACTCCCAATGCTGGAGGTACTCCTGAACAGGTTCTTACTCTTAGAAATAATGGTACTGTTCGTCAACAGGGAAGTTCTTCTGGTGACCGAGACCAATTTACTTGTGGCCTCCAAGATGACAGCAACCTAAATCAAGGTGGTAATGGTATTTCACTCTTGGTGAGTGGTTCTAACAGTGGTGGTACTAGGGTTGGTATCCGCCGTGGCGTTAGTACTTCTGGTGCTGCAAGTTATATCCAGATGCGCCAATTAGATAATGGTCAAGGCTTCCTCTACACTGACAATAGTGATATCCTTCGTATTAGTAATAACGTTAATGATGTTGGTAGTACCTCAGGTACAGCTATTGGTACTCAAACATCTGACCGCCGAGTTAAAAAAGACATCACTTCTTATGTGGGTGGTTTAGATCTAATTGAACAGCTTAACCCTGTCAATTTTAAATACACTCATGGTGATGGCAAAGTCCGTGCTGGCTTTATTGCACAAGATGTTCAGTCAGTTATCCCTGAAGCTGTGTATGACACAGGTGAAAGGATTGAAATTTACGAGGTAGACCCTACACCAATGGCGGATCTTGGTGATAAACCAGATCTTAATCCTAAAGTTGTTGGATACCTTCCAGAAGATGAGCCTACCAAACTTGCAATGGACTACGTTGAAATCATTCCTGCTCTAGTCAATGCTGTTAAAGAACTATCTGCAGAACTCAAAGCACTTAAGGAGGCACAATAATGACAGTACTTAATTTTCCATCTAGTCCTGCTGATGGTGATACATTTACCGAAAATGATATTACCTACACTTGGGTAGAAAATGGAACTAACCCTGGTTTTTGGTCTGCTAGTGGTGAACAGATTAACCTGCAGTCAGTAACTGATAATGGTGCTACTACTGATAACGCTTTGACTATCAGTATTGGTGATATGAGCTTAAGTGACGGTAACCTAGTTGTTGCTAATGGTCATGGCATTGATTTTAGTGATACACCTGGTGGTACCAATACTTCTAATACTAGTGAAATCTTAGATGACTACGAGATAGGTGATTGGGCGCCAATTTTTGAAGGTTCTTCTGTAAGTGGTACTTATATTGCTTCTAACGGTCACTTTGATTATGTCAAAGTTGGTGACATGATTACTCTCTTTGGTAGGTGTGGGTTCAGTTCTGCTTCTGGTGGTACAGGTACCTTTAACATTCGAAGACTACCATACGCTTATGCTGATAATCAAGCAGTAGTAGGAATAATTGAATGGGACAACATTGCCTTTAACGGAAGTCCTGGTTCTAGACCTACCAATGTTGTTATTATGCAGTTTTCAGATGCATCAAGCTCTACTCTTCAAATTGTTTATTCATCTGATACTGAGCCTGCTATTGCACTGAATGCTAGTCAAATCACTACCACATCAACAATTCGTTTCCAACTAACCTATAGGAGTGCTTAAATGGCTTACACTGAAACACAAGAATATAAAATTGAAATTGCTACTAACAAATCCCTTTCTGTTAGAAAAGAGACTGTTACCAAAAAAGATGGTGTAGAAGTTGGTCGTGTTTTTCTTAGGACATCACTTATGCCAGGAGAAGATGTCTCTGACCAACCTTCTGAAGTTCAAGCAGTAGCAACCGCTGTCTGGACTCCAGAAGTCGTTGCCGCTTATGAGGCTAGCGCTGTCCCCTTGGACATTCCTAGTCCTGCATACCGTGAAGATCGATGAAAAAGAAAGCAACTGAAGATCAGTTCAACGAGCTGCATAACTTAGTTACGACTGAGTTTCTCTCACGTATTAAAAGTGGAGAAGCTTCCACTCAAGACTTAAAAGCAGCTTGTGATTGGCTCAAAGCTAATGACATCTCTGGTGTCCAATTCGAGGGTAATGCCCTTGATAAACTCGCCAATGTGATCCCCCAAATTGACCCTGAACTTGTACAGAGGAGACTGTATGGCAGCAAGCAAAGGGTATAATGGACCCAAGTATGCTAATGGGAATCACAAATCCCAACAAAAGGCATACAACAAAACTAAAAAAGGATTGCAGATTCGTACTGCAGCAAACAAACTGAATCGTAAACTCGGAACTTATGGTAACGGCGACGGTAAAGATGCATCTCACACAGGACCTAATACAGGCAAACTGGAAAGTCCTCACAAAAATCGCTCTAGACCCCGTCGCGCATGACTACTATTAAATCTCTCCGAGACCGTAAGAAAAGGCAGGAAGCTGCCATGAGTCAAGTCAAAAAACTAAAGGATGTCCTTGGTCTTACCTTAGATGCTAAAGGTAGACCTAGCCCCAGCAAGGGGGACAGTATTGTTCCTGGTACAAAAGACCTTATGCCTGGTGCTAAGTATGGAGACGATGACTACAAAAAGAAACGGAAAAAGAAACCTAACCGTTCTAAACTTAAGGGGGTTATTTAGTGCCCCTGTTCCCAAACCCTGATTACTATTTACACAACCTAATAACCATGACATCCTCTGAGGCAACCCGTCTTTGGAGGCGGGCTATAAAAGAGTCCTTCAATTGTACATGTGTTTATTGTGGACAACCTTATGAATTACATGAACTCACAATCGATCACGTTAGACCCCGATCTAAAGGAGGCGAAACGATTACAAGAAATTGTGTCCCAGCATGTAGATGCTGTAATCAGGACAAGGGATCAGAACATTGGGAAGACTGGATGCTTCAACGATTCGGACTTCATCCAGAA